AACCCCTGTGCATGCTTAAACCCCGTCATGCTTAAACCCCTGTGCATGCTTGAATACCGGTGCATGCTTGAACCCCATCCATCCAGTATTTTAGCATCAACTTCTCCATCTTGAATTCCCTATTTCGAAACTCCACAATTGTTTTGTCGAGAAGCTCTTGAGACAAATCGGACCAAGAAGAAACAATCAAAACAGGCAAATCTTCAAACATCTCATCGAGAGGAGAACTCAACAGAATTGGTATGCAGCCCAAACAAAGTGCTTCCCACGTTCGGTGGCAATCAAGCCCTTTTCCAGGCGGACTGACTACAAAAGCATATCTCGTCTGATTTCGCCAAGAGGCCATTCTTAGTACCCGCTTCGGTTCATAATACACCAGGTCGGACGGTATTTCTTCGACCGCTTCTTCACGGTTGCCTCGGTTCAATTCAAAATGAAACGTGGTGTAAGCCATCGGCTTGCGCTCCCAGAATGGCACGGCCTTTGAAGCAATGGCCTTTAGCAATGCTTCCTGCTTTTTTGGAGAGGACATCGGCCCCCATACATGCGCTCGTTCCGAAAGCGTGTGGTAATCGAGCCCAATCGGCAAATAATGGAGTTTAGGATAGTCTTTAGGCGAAAACACAAGATTCTGTGAATACCAGGCAACCAAAAACTCGCTGTTGTACAACCTCTCGAATGCTTTGGGGCCGAGTGACCCTACGGGGACCGGATTATCCGCGTCGCCACTGACGAGTATGAACGGCACAGTTATATCGGGAAGATGGGTTTTTACAAAATCCTGTAGGGCAGAGGCGCAAATATAGACTTTTGTGTATGGGTCGAGATTGGCAAAATCGTACTGGAAAACCTTGCGAATGCTCGATTTTGGCCACATACTGCGACAATCGCAGCTCTTCAGGATGCCTCTCGAACCCACGTATTCACAGAATTGTTCTTCGTCCATTCCTGCGTTTATAGATGCCATATCTTACCGTAATGAGTTTATATTATTCTAGTGGCATTGGAATAACATAAATATACGAGAGGATGGAATTCTAATCCATGGACTCGACATCTTCCTTTGTCGTTAAATATTCGCCGGTTTATTTGCGCGATTTCGCCAACGGTTCTGCGTCGTCAGATTTGTCTAAAAGCGCGTCTTCTCGATGCATTTACGTTCTAAAGACGTTGATGGATATGGATGACATGAATGTTCTGTTGATTGGTGGTTCGAATTCGGGCAAAACGGCCATGTTGCAAGCCCTGATGCGCGAATACTATGGACTCGCCAAGGGGGTCAACGCGTCCGAAATCAATGTGTTGTCCATCAATAATTTGAAAGAACAGGGCATCCAATTCTTCCGCCATGAAATGAAGACGTTTTGCCAGACACATTGTACGGTAGAAGGTAAAAAGAAGGTTATCATGATTGACGATATTGACGGGATTAACAAACAGAGCCAACAGGTATTCCGCAATTACATCGATAAATACAAGGCGCACGTGTGTGTCATCGCATCTTGCACGAATTCGCAGAAAGTGGTGGAGAGCCTGCAATCCAGGTTACACATCATTCAGATACAGGCTCCTACTTTTACACACATCAAAAACGTCATGGAACACATTATTCGAGAGGAAGTCATTTTGGTCGATGATACGTGTCGCGACTATTTAATCGAGAGGTCGAATGGCAATATAAGGAATGTGATGACGAATCTGGAAAAACTCGCCATTTTTAGCAGCGATGGTGTCATCATTTCCAGGTCGGTATGTGAGAAGTTGTGCTCCACTATATCGTTTCATCAATTTGAATTGTATGTTGCTGCGCTTAAAACGGGCAATTTAAGAGAGGCGATTCGCGTCATTTATGCGATTTATGATTACGGCTATTCAGTCATTGATATTTTGGAATACTTTTTCGAATTTGTCAAGACGACCAAGCTGATTGACGAAGAACGGCGATACCGGATTGCTCCACACATATGTGATTATATATCCGTGTTTCACAATATACATGAAAACAGCGTCGAATTAGCACTATTTACTCGGAATGTGATGAGCGTTTTTCGTGAGGAGGGAATAATAATTCCTAAGTGAAAATGAAATAAATTGTTCTTTTATGATAAGCGCATAATGTCGAGGCAGATATTTCGACGGCTAGTTCCGCCGAAAATATTGTACGATTTACTAGAGAAAATATGCTTGAAAACGGACAAATATTATTTAGTGGATAATAATGCTTACCGGAAGTTCATGTACTTGGGGCTAGACTTGGACTTCGCGGTGACGATTTTGGATTATTACCACGAATCAAAACAATTCTATGTGACGAGGGACATGGACTACAATTCCTTTGTGAATCTGGTGCGACAAATATCAAAGTCGAACCAGCTTATGTATACCAGTCGTATCAAATACATGGAATCGAAATATAGCATCGAATATTTGGTGTTTCATCCTTGATAAGAGAGGTGAAATCTCGCTCCAACATAAATAATGTGCCGCGAATACCCGGGGTACGTAAAATGGCAGGAGAAATATGCGGTTATGTTATATCTTTTACATTGAAAATGTTTGATTTGAAACACGCGAAAAATATGTATTTTTATCTTATCGCATTGTTGCTCGTGGCGGTCGCGTCTTATGTGGGAAACAAATTCAAGTCGCAGTTTGTCGACAAAGATGAATACGATTTAGTGCGACAATATCTTCTCAACGATTCGCCGCTCTATGGATACAACAAACCGAAAATCTGGATTCATTCCAAATATGAGTACAACAGTCGAGTCTGGAAGAGTTTCCAGAGCCGGTCATCCACCGATTTGAACCAGCCTTACATTCACATGACCATCAAGTCGATTGTGGACCATTGTGGCGACGATTTCCACATTTGTCTGATTGACGACGATACCTTTAGTAAGCTGATTCCTTCGTGGGACATTGATTTGACGACAATGGCCGAACCCTTCCGGTCAAGAGCGCGACAGATTGGTTTGGCGGAATTGGTCTATTACTACGGAGGTATGGTGTTGCCCAATTCGTTCTTGTGTTTGTCGAATTTGCGCGATTTCTACTTGGATGCGACGACCAATGACCGGCCATTTGTGTGCCAGACGGTCAATCGAACCGCGAATTTGGAGCGTCAGGGGACCCGTAAAAGGCTCGCGTTTTTGCCGGATTTGTATATCATGGGCTCCAATAAAAACGACGCGACGGTCAAAGAGATGATTGTGTATTTGAAGGAGGAGATTCAATCGCCCCACTTCTCGAATGAATACGAACTTTTAGGGAAAGACGGGTTTTGGTGTCTGGATGCGATTGAAGCCGGAAAGATGAATTTAGTGGGAGGCGAAGCGGTCGGCGTAAAAACGAAGAAGGGCAAGCCGATATTGATGGAGGATTTGCTAGAGGAGGAATATCTGGATTTGAGCCCTAATTGCGTCGGAATCGCTATACCGGGCGAAGATATTCTGTTGAGGAACAAATTCCAATGGTTTGCGGTTATGGACACCCGGACGATTCTAGAGTCGAACTTTATTCTGTCGAAATATGCTCGTGTGGCGATTATGTCGGGGAACCGAGAACATATTCCGGAGAAGGCTTGCCGGGCAATTGCGATTTAGAAAAATAATAAAGTGCAGCATGTTGTTTTATTATTTTTGCGGGGTTATTGTTTTCGAGTTCGGGTGTTGCGTTTCTTGCGCAGAGTCCCGCGCTTAGCGGTTCGTTTGAATCCGCCGTATTCTCCGAATAATCCACGGTCCTCTCTGAAAAACCGTCGTCTGGTGTTTTTATTTACAGGGGTTGGCATCCTTTGTTCCAATGCGACGCTGGAACTGATATCTATGCGCGGCCTCTTTGATAAAAACGCCGCACCGGGAGGACTTCTAATTGTTCTTCTTGGTGATTTCGCCGCACCGGGAGGACTTGCAAATGGATTGTTGTTTCTCCAAGTGAATCTTACCCCGGGCATCATTGGATTCAAAATATTGCGTTTCGATGGCCCGTAATCAGACAAGTTAGTAGTATTACTGCGAAGACTATCAGTTGAACTTTCGTATCCAATATTTTCAAAATCATCCGGCTGGCTCTCCGCGTCTATTAATTTTAATGGACCGGGAGTCTTATATGAAATTATTGGTAATTCCATGGGCATTTCTCGGTTCGAGACGGGGGAAGGCGGCGTTGTCCGAAGCGATTGCACGAGAGGAGAATACGTGTAATCACGAACGGACGCGGATTTTGCATGCGAAAAATAGCCAAGGTCAATATCATTTTCAATAATCTCTTCTATTAACTCTCTCAACTCGCTGCCGTACAATACTTCATTTTTCAAATAAAAATTGTACAACAACTCACTTTTAATGGTTATGTTTATGATTTCGTTTATTTTGTCTGGATCTAAACCGACGACAGTACTCATACTCAACACATTCTTGGATTCTCGGTCGATTTCTTGCAGTAGATGAGCGTATAATCCGATTTGTTTAGCGCCGGCATCATCCGAGTCATCATCAACGAATTCAAATTCCGAATCATCAAATTCTACATATTTAAGCACTTTATGTGGAGAGTGAGGTTTACGAGAAGCGGCGCGCATTGCGCCACCAGTCTTATCCAAAACACCATGTTCAAATATGGATTTTGACCCAAACCCGTTTAATTCCGGTCTTTTTTTGCGAAACTCTGCATGATTTGCTTTCGTAAATTTTTTGGCCAACCCGAATATGATATTGGACCCTTGTTTTCGAATGAACGGATTTATTGTAAAGTGTTCTTTAAACTGGTTCATTTTTGAGTCTATTTCGGCCGGCGTACGCAGTTCTTTTATTTTACTTGCCGCTTGGTCCAAATCCGCGTTTATTTTGGTCAATTCTTCCACGATTTTATCGTAAAACCGTTTGTTAAAGACGCGCGGGTTGTTGTCTCCTGACACCATAACCTCCTGGGTCGAAGAATGTTCGCTTAAATAACGAAACACGCCTATTATTTTTGTGTTGTGCGCGTTTATTTTCGACTTTTCTGCGTCAATGTCTTGTTTTGCATGTTCGAGAGTTCTTGGAACCGGGTCGTAATATTCAATACAACGTAGTTTTTTCCCGGCACTTTTGTCGGCCGAAGTCAAAAAACATTTTAGTCCTAATATCATGCATAGTAAAAACACGACTTTGTCGCAAGTGGATATTGCGGAGTTTTGATTGTGCGGATTCATATTACAGAAAACCAATAACAATAATACCTGTAGAGCATCACCCGCAGTTTTCAACATAAAAAGAGCGCGAATAATGTCTTTTCCTGAACATGTTATTCCGGTTATAGCATCGGTATATTTTACAGAAGCATTTATTCCCTCGTTAATTAGTTTATTTTTAACATTATTTCCCGAAAACCACGGAACTTTTACTTTTTGGTTGTTTCCATAAGTGAACGCTGTCTGTTTATCTGTTATTTTAATGATTGGTTGATTGTTTTCATCCCAAATTACAAATTCAAACGCATATCCTTTCGCACCTCTTCTGGTTGCAGATAAACTTACACCCGGCATGCCAAATAACGTAAAAAAACTATTATCGATATTGAATGTTTTGTTGTTGTCGAATAATAATATGACTGGCTTGGTCGCAGAATCTGCGGATTCTCTTCCGGCCGGGTCCAAAACTTCATTCGCGAAATTCATCAACAAGGATTGGTAATTCACATAATATTGAGGGTGTAAACCGGATTCTTGAGACATGACGCTTATTGGTATTTTAGGCGTTAACTCGCTGTCTTTCGACACTTTCGTCCAAGCATATTTCTTCGTGTTTCGTTTGAACGTTGGATTTTCTTCAAATGCGGATTCCAACTCACCTAGTTTTGAAAATGCTAGATCAACTAACTTTGGATATACATTGGGAACTACTTTTTCATGCACTCGGGTTCCAACCATTCCGTCTTTCATACAATCCAATGCTCTCAATTCGTGTTGTTCATCTGTAAACTCGTCAACATTCTGGGTTTTAGAACCAATCTGAGAAGTTGAATAAAACATGGTAACCGGAACGGATTTTGTGTGTATTTTTACATTGGCTCCATCGAAGCGAATGTCATACGTTGACATTTATATATTACGTGTCGACATAATTGCATTCACTGTGTTGACAATTTATTCGCGTCGTATTATAAACAATGCCGGGCCGTGGTAATGGCAGTCGTAGCAATAAACCTCGCAGTCGTAGCAATAAACCTCGTAGCAATCTTCCGCTTCCGCAACCGCCATCGCCACCACAACCAACCGATGTACTTCCTCCACCTCCTCCACAAATAAACCCGCAACTACAAATCGACGCAAACGCGGAAGTTTATAATCCCAACGCCAAAATAACTGGTACCAAAACACCTCGTGATACCGGTGCCGAACCCGTGTCTAACAAGGCACAACGCAGCGCATTCACTTTTGATGATTACGCTTTGTCACCTTTTGACGAATCGGTGGTAGCCACACAAGAAATGCCAGAACTTGAACAGTCAAGTTCGCCCATGGATGTAGTAGATTACCCATCGCAAAGTCAAATTCCACCCGCAGTCATAACACAATCCAAAGCTTTAACGCCACCCCCACCCCCAACCAGTCAAATCAATTCTGAGGTTTCCGAACTGACTGACGTTGTTCAGATTCCCCCGCCATCTTCCGATTCCGAATCCCAACTCAAAACCCCAATAAAAGGATACACGGAAGTGGAAATGAGCAGCACTCCAGTGAATGTAATATTCGCAGACTCTCAAGTGCCAAATTATGGCACAGGTGCATCTTATCAATTTAATCTGCCAGAAGGTCAACCGGAATTAGGGCACGCCACTATTCAAAGTTATCGGGGGGAATTTTCAGGGTTGCAATTAACCGCCAAATCTTATGCAGACCAGCTTAAAGAGAAATTAGGGGCATCATGGGTTGAGGTAGATGGGCGGGCCCACAAATTAATCGAAACCGGTGCTCCGGTAGATGAGGGAATGGCAAGGTTTAGAACGGATTTTGAACGTATTAAAACACTAATGAGTTTATTGTCTGATTATATCGACGGAGTTCATGACATCACGCTGTGTTTTAAATTTTTGGAAGACGTGATTGCAAGGTCCAATAACGTTGTGTTAGAAACAAGATTGAGGGATTTGAAAAAACGACTTTGTGCGAGCTTGGGCGATGGAAGAATTAACGTCGCGGCTTCTCACGAATTGCACATAGGTGTAATAAATGAATACATTGGATTGTTGAGGGAAAATGGGTTTATTTTACCGGATTTTGACGACCCGGTTTCGCTTAACAGCAAGAATGCAGCCACGTTGTTTGGTGAAATGAAATTGATGGGTAAACCTGTGGCAAGAGAATCGGGTAGAGATATTTATGGATATTTTTCATCCCAAGACCTTGGAATACAAGTCGTCAATTTACCAAGAAGGATTCCTCATAACGTAATTGGAGCCATTGATGGGTGTAAGGGTGATTGCGACACCAACAATGGACCTTTGACATGGAAATGTCGACTCTATGGAATTATGGAGGCAACCATAACTTCAAGCCGGAGCGGTAAACAATTAAATTCTGAAGTTGTCATAAAGTATGACGCACCATACGGCGGCGATACATACGAATTTACGGTTGTAAATGAAATCGTGTTGGATGCAGTTATTGATAAATTGGGAGCAAATTTTCCAACTCGAAACCAAACGGGAAATGACTATAGCAAAGTAATTACACCCAAAAACCCCTACAAGGAAGACTCAAAATATCATATGGCTGTCGTTGCATTAAAGACACTTTGCGACAAGAGGCTTTTTCAGAGATTTACAACAGACCATTATTCTGATAAAATCGCAGCAGTTTCAACTACCGATTGGTATGTTACAATTGGACATTTGTTGGCTTATTTAAATGGTGAAATACCGTATTTCCCGAAAATATTTTTTTCCGGTGGAAATTCGGATGGATATCTTGTTTACAGTTTTGATGATAACGGCTCCGATGAATTACTCAAGCGATACGCTTACTACAAGGAATATTGCGATGCGACGGGTAGTCCAAACGGCCTATTAAGACAATCTATGAACAAATATACCGGTGAATGGATTAAACGCGCGTGTGAAACTTACGAAAACACCGATTTTGAATATCGAGATTTTTGGGATTTTATACAAACTCTCGCAATATGCAAACAAACCCAAGGTTGGGAAGAAATTTGCAGAAATTTGGACGATAATTTGAACCGTGTCACCGAGCAATTGCAAAACCCAACACCAACACCAAAAGACGAATTAATTAAAAGTCTAATGAAAGTCCCGATTGTTGTTCCGAATTTGGCTGAGTTTTTTGAACAATTGTCAGAGGAAGAAGATATCACTTTCGCAGGTGAACAACATTTTTCCAGAGCATTCACTTTTGGAATATTCGCAGATTCTCTTAGTGCGTCAGACCCGGTCGTCGCACATCAAACAGCCACCGCTGCATTTGAAGAACTATCCAAAACTGAGTCTGTCCACAATCAGCGCCAACTACGCGAGTTTTTATCTAAAAAGGGGCTTTTGAACGCAAAAGTGTTTAAACTCATCGGTGCGATTGAAATGCCAGAGTTTACAACGAAAGGGTCGGGCAACAAACAAGAGTTTTCTATCGATATTGACGACAGATACGTGAGTTTTACGTATGCGGCGAAAGCACAACTACCGAACGTGAAAGACTACAACGATGCGGAAACGGATAACCCAGAACGCCAAATTCAAATAAACGATTCGTCTATTAAAGTCCCTATATGCGCAGAATTATTGATTAAGATTGCATTCAATCAAGACCTGATTGATAAATCGAAAGCGAAAGAGGACGCATCATCGCGAAAATCATCACGTTCTAAGCCGGTGCCAATCGCTGCATCCGAATTGTTAACAAAAGTGCGTGAAAGGATTTTTGATATAGTAAAAGGCTGGCTTGCATTGGATGAAGATAAGAAGGGTGCATTCTGTGAACTGTGCGAAGAAGCTGCTGCTAATACGGAAAACACTCAATACAATGCGATGTGGAGACAGTATCCGGGATTAGCGGGGGCAGACGCGGTGGCACAAGCGGCAGCTTCTTCAACTTCATTCGCACAAAAATTAGCCGCGGTGGCGGATTCCATGGATGAAGAAACGGGAGGAAGGCGTCGTCGCGTTCCAAAAACCCGCGCCAACAAAAAAAATAGACGCCTAACCAGAAAGAAACGTTAATATCCGATTTTCAATATCCCAGTTATATTGAATATCCCAGTCGAATTCCGACAGTCCCAATACCATCCTCTCGAACCGGCCAACACAACTCGCTGTCCCAAACATTAGTTGCCAACTATTGTCTGTCGTCGATATATCCAACACACTAGCTCTTTCGTCCATAAACACCACATTCGTTAATGTAGCCCCTTCCACAGTAACAAACGCGCCACATTCCATAAACATTCGCACCTGGTCCGCAAAGGAATACGCCGACATATTGTGTACCACCTCATTAAATCTGTAATTGAGTTCTCCCTTGTACCCCTGCATTCGTCTTCTCGATGCATCGTCGCGGAAATACAACACGCGATAATTCGGGTCGTATTGGACATCCGGGAATTCCGCCTTCGCCGCATTGCGCACCAGTTTCAAAATTTCGCGGAAGTTCGGCGTCTCGTTTATTCTTAAATCCGCCGCATTTCGATGCCCCGTTAAATCCGCGCACTCGCATTCTATACCCAAGTACTTTGCACACATATCTGTTATTCCTTGCTCCCATTCCGTCAAATGATTGTGTAGAATCCACCGCGTTCGTTTGTCGCCGAGCCATGCGTCGATGGCGTAAAAAAGGGTCTCGTGGAAAAAATGGCCGATGTTGTTTATCGTCCCGATTTTAAACACCGGAACAGAGCCATCCATTTTTTTTGGGGTTTTGTATATTCTAAATTCGTAGTTTTTTCGATTTTATGTGGACGAATCTTTGGTCGGTGGCAAAGGAACCAATTTCCCGTACTTCTCGACCACCGATGCGAAATAGCGGAACCCGAATGTCTCGTCTGTCTCTTCGAAAAACACCTGGTACGCTTTTCCCGCATGTCCGTCCGTCATGTCATACACCGCATCTGGCGCATATACTATCTTGAAAATAACCAACGTCTTACCCGAATCGTCCATTAATGTACGCCCTTCCAAATGCTTGTATTCGTCGTTGCCGTAGTGAGTCATATTTCGAATGAAAGAATGATGTGTGGAGGTGGAGGAAGTATACCATCTATGAATCATTTGTTGAAACGGTTTTCAATTTTTACACAAATAATAATGATTTGTGTAAAGCGCATAAAGACCTCGTCTTGAGCCAATCCAACGATTCTTTTTTAAGAAAAAATGGAAAGAAAGCCCGCGGATTTGGCCAAGCAGGTCCTAGACGACCTTTACGCGAAATATTCGGACGACCTTCATATCTTCTCGAAAATGCACAATTATATCTGTTTCAAATTGCCGGCGGTGGTCGACGAAATGAAACGGGCGGATACAGAACGGCGCGAGAGGAACGACGCGTTGGCCGCCGAGCAAGACTCCTTCATTCATTCGTTTTTGGGGAAACACCAGTATTTCTATTGTCCGCAAACCGAGAGGTTCTTTTATTACGACGGCGCACATTACCGGACAAGTAAAGAGGATGATGTGTTACATCACGTCCTCTCGACAATAACCAAAGACAACGCGATTCTCATGCCACGAAAACCCCAGACGAAAGTCTATGTCATGAAACGCGTCAAAGAATCGAATCCTCTGAAATCCATACCCGAATCCGAGACCATACAATCTGTGTTGGATTCCATGTGTCCTTCGATTTTCCAGACGAAAACCGCGGCGAAATATTTCCTTTGTGTTGTCGGCGACCATCTTCTCAAGAAGACGGACGAAACCACACATGTTTATTTTGCCACGCCTAAAGCGAAAGAGTATTTGAAAGAACTCGGAACACTCGGCCAAATCTATTTCGGCGTCCATGCCACCGCGTCATTCAAACACAAATACCACGGACACTCTTACAAAACCATTCGCCTCTTGAAAATGTCGGATGCGGCGGCGGCGTGGCGGTCCATCCTTCTCGCAAACGCCCTCGACGTATTTTGTGTTGCGGCCCATTACAGCCACCGATACGAATCCGCGGACAATTATCTGGAACAACATTCCGATGACGCGGATTTGAATGAGTATACCATGTATTTTCGCGGGAAGACCGCCGAATGCGTCGTCGGCGATTTCACAAAACAATTCTTCCGCGTTTGTAATAAGTCAGATGCGAACTCTGAAATAACTACCGCCACAATGGAATATATGTGGCGCAAATACCTGAAAGAACGACAATATCCCACCGTTTTAAGTCAGGCGGTCTTTTTAACCGCGCTAAAGTCGATATTCGAATTTTATTATGATGCGGAGAAAGAGGTTTTTATGGGGATAACAAACCCCTCGATTCAAACTGTCGAGAAGTTCCAACGGTTCTGGGGCGAACACTTGACAGTCGATTTGTCGGCGTCGTATCCATTGATGGAATACGAAATCGGAGAGCTGACCGCATTATATCGAGAGGAGACGAAGGACAAGCGAATGAATGAGTCGCAAATGTTCGATTTAATCCGGTTTTATTATCCGGATGTGCAAATTACCGACAACAAATATATTCAGGGGGTTTGTTGCGACTCGTGGAATAAACAGGAAGAACTCGCCACGTTCTTTACGCAGTTTTGTAGAGAGGGAGTCGTTTCGTTCTATGATGCTTACACCATCTATTTGAGAGAGAAGAGAAGACGCGTTGTCAGCAAAGCCTATTTCGAAAAGTATATCTGTTGCGAATTGGCCGAGTTTGTTTCCACCGACGGATGCTTGATATGGAGTCGCGGCGAACAATATAAAGACTACACAAAGACCTTACCAAATGAACCCGAATCTGCTGACGGTTTACAGCTCGCCCTTCCCTAAAAAACGGATTGGGCGACAGTGCGATGGTGGATATGTCATTGCGGATATACCCGACATGAAATATGATGTGTTGATTGCTGGCGGTGTTTGCGATGATATCAGTTTTGAAGAGGATTTTATCCGGTTTCAAGGCCAAGACTCGAATTTGTCCGTTCACGCGTATGACGGAACGGTTGCGGATATACCCGCGTCCCCATTTCGCGACAGATTCATTTTTACCAAGAAGAACATTGGCAACGAGGAAACGGACACACTAACCAACCTTCATTCTCTTCTCGAACTTTATTCCGACAAAAAGGTATTTGTCAAGATGGACATTGAAGGCGGCGAGATTCCGTGGATTTTGTCGCTCAACGAAGCCCATATGAATACCATGCAACAGATTGTCATGGAATTTCATTTCCCCTTTGGCGAGGATGAAGCCCGAGTATTCGAGAAGATAAACCGGACGCATTTATTAGTGCATTTCCATCCCAACAATGGCTGCGACCATCGCATTCATAACGGGGTTTATATGCCGAATGTATTCGAATGCACTTATTTACACAAACGGCATTTTATTAACGGAGAAGCCGTTCTTAACACAGATTACATACCGAATGATTCTGTGGATGCGCGCAATATTCGGTGGAAAGAAGAGATTTACATGGGACATCCCCCGTTCGTCCATTTCGAGAAGTTTATAAGGAAATTATGAAACCACCA